TCGACAAGAAAGTTCTGATTGGAAAATTTGTGAGCGCCGAATTCAAAGAGAAGCACAAGGTCTCTTGGAAGGTCCAGAACCCGACACAAGCCGATGTGGTCCAGCACATCATCAAAGAGTTGACCACCGAAGCACGCTGGCGCAAAGCGGTGCAGCATCTGCGCGAGGCTGGCAAGATCGAAGGCATCCCGCAAGACATCGGCCCGATCATCAAGGAAATTATCGCGGACGTGGAGCGCGAGGAAGCCGACTCCGTGCGAGAGACTCTGTTTAAACACTTCTGGTCTCAGATCGCTCGTGGCGTTACGCGTGGCGTGCCGGAATGGTATAAAAAAGAAATCGGCATGGTCTCTTGACAAGCTGAAAAAACCTGATACACTCGTCGCAATGAAAAATACTGACACGGGGCTTCGCCAGCAAATCGCGAAGGCCGAAACCAAAGAGAGCGTGAACGACCTGCTGGTCATCGGCACGCAATATGAGAATGCCAGCGCGCACACCAAGCGTCGTTGGCTCAACACTGCGCGGCGTCGGCTGGCCGAGTTGAAAATATGCAAGTAGAAGTAAACCCAATCGCTTTTCAATCGGCCATCGCTATCGTGGCGGTCTGTCTGTTCGTCGGCTGGGCGGTATGGCTTTTTGTCCAAAACGTATGCGACTGAAAATTCACACGGACCACGACATCAAGGATTTCGTCCTCGGGCCGCGAGACCACATCGACGTGCGAGATGGTTTGATTAACGTCTTCGTTGACGGGCAATGTTCGCCCGTCGCAACCATCGCGTCGCGGTTTGTGACGCACATTGAGATCGTGCCCTATGTCGGCCCGGAACATCCGCCCATGATTCCAATTATGTATCAACGTCCCGTAAACGAATCCCGGTGGGTGCGAAAGTATTGGAGTTGCGGCAACTGCGGCTGGACAAACTTTTTTAATCGTGAGCACTGCGACAAGTGCGGAATCGGATGCAAGCCCATTTCAAATGAAAAATAAAAACACCAAAGTTGTTCCCGCCGAGATCGACGGGATGCCACCGGAAGTTGCTGTCGAAATTCTTTGCGGCAACAAAATCACCAATCGCATGCGCAAGAACTGCATGGCGGTCCGCCAGAAGGTCTACCCGAGTCTGGCCCCGATCATCAACGCCGTGGATGTGGACGGCACTCCGATTCAGGAATACCTGACGGATGCTGCCATCTCGCATGAGACGAAGCTTGCCAAGAAAGCGAAACGATTGACCCTCGAACAGTTGTCCTCGCATCACCACCGCGTGACCCGGAGACGATTCGCCGTGCAGAAGCTTTACCTCAAGCTGATGCAGAGCGAAGCCAGCGAAGCGCACAAGGCCGCGCTCGGTGACGAGTTGACCGCCCGCGCGCACCTGCTGGAACTGGCTCAGGACTCGCTTTTGGCTGAGGCAACGCGACGCATCAAAATTGCAAAAAGTCGCGGACAACGGCACTAAAACCGGGCACTATTTAATATGAACGAATTGCAGAACCCCACCCTTGCTCGGCCTATGGACCCTAACATGATGGGCGGTGAAATTGCCGCCCTCAAGGGTATCTTCGACCTCACCAATAATCCCGACCTCGAATTGCTGCCCGGCCAGAAGGCTCGCACTTCTGCCGATCAACCATCGGTTCAGGTTGGCCCCGAACCAATGCCGGTTCAAGCGCCAGTTGAGCAACCGATGCCCGGATTGCGTCGGCCTATCGGTCGCTGCCTGCTTTTCTCCGGCAGTCTGGGAGTGGGCAAGGATTACATCGCTGAGAAAATCGGCGCGAAGGTGTTCGGCTTTGCGGACCCAATGTATGGTGTGGCATCTTATCTCACCGGGGTGGCTGTGACTTCGACGCAGAACAAAGACTTGCCCGGCATGCGCGACCTGCTCCAGAAGATTGGGCAGTGGGGCAAGAACGACGTGAACGACAAATATCCATACACGCCCGCGCGCGCCATCTTCTGTTACGTCGTTCGCACGCTCGGCATGCGCGGCGCGTTCCCGGATAAGAGCGTGGACTGGTCACAGTTCGGAACCGACCCGGACATCTGGCTCAAGGCTTGCGACAACCGCACCGTGGCTTTCAAGGAAGTCGAGGCAACCCAGCGTGTCGCAATCACCAATGCACGATTCAAAAATGAATTGGAACATTTTCGCGCGCTGCCTGATTGGGACCACTGGCATGTGATCTGTTCCATGGAAACGTGGACCGAACGGCTCGCCAAAAAGAAACTCACACCGCAGTCGAAAGAACTTCAAGACGTGTCCGAGCAATTGGCGCTCGCACTCAATCGCGACGTGGCGCAGAAGATTGCGGCTCGGACGAGCAACAACAAGCTGCGCGTCATCTGGAACGATCCTCGCCCCTGCCCGTCGCCCCGGCTCTACACCACCGCGCAATTCTTGCAAGAGATTTCCAACGCTGACACCGCCCCAGACGTTTCAATTTCAGATGAGTAAAAAACTATATTACAAGATACGGGCCTTTGAGAAAGGCAAATCCCGACCGATCAAGTTCAACTGTCACGCGGAGAATCCGCTGATGGCGTTTGAACAGTTTGCAATCGTGATGCTCGTGGCGGGCACGAAGCTCGACCGATTCACAGTCCAAGCCACATGAATTCCACCGTTTACTTGGCCGGGCCAATTACGGGCTGCTCGTTTTCCGGCTGCACCGATTGGCGAAATGATGTTATCAACCGCCTGAAGCCGTTCGGCATCAAAGGACTGTCGCCCATGCGCGCGAAAGACTATCTGGCCCGCGAAAAGAAAATCACCGGCTCCTATGAAGACAAAGTGATGTCCTGCTCGCGCGGCATTATGACGCGCGACCGGTTCGACACCATGCGGTGCGACGTGCTGCTGGTTAATTTATTGGGCGCAAAAAAGATTTCCATCGGCACCATAATGGAAATTGCGTGGGCCGATGCAAAACGGACACCCATTATTTGCGTCATGGAAAATCCTGTATCCGGCGAGGAACGACAAATTGGGAGTCTGACAGACAATGTTCACGATCATCCAATGATTCGGGAGGCAATTGGCTTTCGCGTTTCGACTTTGGACGAAGCGGTCGATGTAGCTCTCAAAATTCTGATATGAAGACGGGAACCAAATCGGTTCTGTTCGGGGTGCATCAATTCCTCTGGCATCCGTGGACTGTGGCGAAAGCATGGCGATGGCTGTATGGCCGCTGGCCGACCTTCCATCAGTGGATTGCAATTTTCTGTCACGACATCGGATATTTGGGCAAAGCAGAAATGGACAGCCCGGAAGGCCAGACGCATCCCGAGGTGGGCGCACGAATTGCCAAAAAAATTGTATATTGGTGTTGCCGTCTGCGCGGCAAGGATGACTTTGACGCGGACACCATCAGCGACGAGATTTACGATCTCTGCCTGTTCCATTCGACGCACTACGCTCAAATGAAAGGCAACGTCGTGAGCGCTCTCTATCTGCCGGACAAAGCCTGCGTGCTGTTCGACCCGACAAATTTTTATTTGTTGCGGGGCACCCTGAGTGGTGAAGTGTTCGAATACACGGACCGTGAAAATGAGAAGAACGGCACTGAGCTTGCACCAGACGAATGGCTTCGTCAGTATCGTGGAGTCATCAAACGCAAGACGGATACTTTCTTCGAAAGCGGATTCCGAAAATGCGCCACACATTAGTCGGTGAACTTCCGAACCATAGGTATGTGTTTATTGACACGACGCACACGCACAAAGAACCGAGGGGCTGGCTCCCGGCAGTCTGGTTTGGAGTCGTGGGTTATCCGGGCCGCACATGGGGCTGCACGGTGCTTTTCGAAAATGGCGCGATATATCGTAATCTTCCACCGCATGCGTTGGCTTTTGACAATCCGCCATCGGAGGTAGATTGGACGCCACAGGATGCGCAAACGTGGGATTGCTACGGCTGGGATTTTACGATGATCGAATACAGTTACCTGCGCGGCCTCGACGTGTTGGTGCGCACCAAGCGCAAGCAGGCGCATGAAGGTGAATACTTATTTTCTGCCGCCCCAGTGGGCGATGGATTTTCCGCGCATCCCGAGCAGGCCAAAGAATTTTCGTTCATCCGTCTGTTCAATGGACGATTGACGATTCAGCCCACTAACAACGTTCTCTTTCGCGAGCGTAGCTTCACTACGCACGATCTGACCACGTTTCCCACGGACTTGAAGCGACAGACGGACGTATGGACTTCGGAGTAAAACTTCGGCCTCACCAGCACGAGCCGGTCGAACACCTGCTTGAAGTCCTTCGATATGACAGGACGGCTGCTGATCTGTCCGACACCGGGACGGGAAAAACTTACGTCGCAGCCGCTGTGTCACACGCCCTCCAACTTCCTACACTCGTTGTGACACCAAAGGTTGCAATCAATCAATGGCACCGAGCCGCCGAGCATTTCGGGGATACGCTAAGTGTAACTAATTATGAGATGCTTAGGACGGGCCGGACACCGTTCGGTAAATGGGACAAAACGCCGCCTAGCGGTCTACATACAGGACGTTATTTTCAGTGCATCTCCTGTCAGTGCGTCGTGAACTTCGACGACTACCAGCCGTGCTATTGCCACCCGCTGGGAATCCATTGCATCGAAGAAAAAAAGAAGCCGTGGAAGTATGGCGAGTTTCATTTTCACCCAAATGTGGGGATGGTGATTTGGGACGAGGGGCATCGTTGCGGCGCGCTCGACTCGTTGAACGCCGATATGATGATTGCTTCTCGGCGCGACGTTAACAGAAGCTTGGTTCTTTCCGCAACCGCTGCGTGCAGCCCGCTGAAGATGTATGCCATGGGTTATTTTCTCGACGTGCATACGGGCGACTTTGACATGCCGTTGTCCGGGCGGAAAAAATTCTACTCGTGGGCTTGCAAGTATGGGGTGCGCAAAGAGCCGATGCGAGGATTACAATGGCGCGTGACGCCGGGACAGCAGCAGATCGTCATGGCTGAGATTCGCAAGCAGATCATTCCAGCGCGCGGTGTCCGCGTGACCGTGGCCGACATCCCCGGATTTCCAGAACGTGAAATTACAAGTGAATTATATGACCTCGAAGAACACAATCTCATTGATCGGCTTTACGCTGATATGGAGGAACCGCTCCAACGCTTGGTGGATAAAGCATCAGGGGACACCAATCCAGAACATCCTCTTACTCTTGTCCTCCGCGCCAGACAAAAAATTGAATTGCTCAAAGTGCCCATTGCCGTTGAGTTGGCGCGAGACTACATGGAAAAAGGATATTCGGTCGGCATCTTCGTCAACTTCTCGGAAACCATCGCGGCGTTGCGAGAACGACTTAGCTCCGACTGTTTTATCGATGGTAGCGCAGCCGGTCAACGATGTCGCCAGAAAAACATCGACCGGTTCCAGAGGCACGAGTCCCGGCTGATCATCGTCAACAACGAAGCGGGCGGCATCGCGGTTGACCTGCCGGACCTCGACGGCAACCATCCGCGCGTCGGCCTCGTGTTCCCATGTTTTTCGGCGGTTACCATGCGGCAGGTGTTCGGACGATTCCATAGATTGGTTGGCCGGAGTATCTGTCATTACCGAATTTTGTTCGCCGCGAAGACGGTGGAAACCAAGGTCCATAGGAACCTACAGACAAAGTTGAACAACCTTGACGCCCTTAATGATTTAGACCTTATGCCTGACAATTTGTGCTTGACGCGGGCACATTTTGGCGGCACTACTTAATATGCCAGCAGTAAGCAAGCGACAGTATAGACTGATGCAAGCAGTTGCACACGGCACGGCGCGCAACAAGCCCACGGGTTTGAGCCGGTCAGAGGCGCAAGAATACGTCTCCGGCCAGTCCCCGAAAGGTTTGCCTGAACGAAAACGCGCCCGCGATACAATCCGTAAGAAAATTTTAGGGTAATGGTCCCTTGTAAAACCGGCGTCTCCTGTCCGCTTGATGGGTATAAATAAATTATGATATTGTCCAAATCACCCCGACGAAACCACATGATGTGTGTTTACCACAACATCGGCCCGGACGGCAAGAAAACCAGCATCACGCGCCACGAACCTATCGACCCCAGCAAGCCGTGCATCAGGCGCAAATTCCTCGGTAAGGCGGCTGCTAAAGGCCAACTGTGAGCAAGACTTACGAGCATAAAGGTTAGGAGCGTTACGAAGCGCTCAAACTTCTGTCGGACATCGAACCCATTGCCGCTGAATTCGGATTACACGTGGGCATGTGCGGCTCGGTGCTGCACAAAGGCCACAGCAATGACGATCTCGACCTCGTGGTCTTCCCGCTGAAGACCGAGAAGGGATACGACTTTCAAGGATTCCAATCGCGGCTCGAAGACCTAGGATTTTTCGATTGGTTCAACTGCTCACCTTATCACGAAGAAGACAAGAAGACGGTGTTCTCGTGTTACCTCAACTATAAACAACGTGTCGATTGGTTCCTGTGTTACATCGACGAAGAAGACGTTCGCTATGACAAGTCCAACCCCCGAAACTGAAGAACGCAAGCATCACGAGTATTCACCTTCCACGTTGCAATCGTTGGAAGCGTGCCCGTGCTATCGGAGCCGTCCCTCGACGCATATTCGAACGATCATCGGCACGATCTCGCACAAGGTGACAGAGACGCGCGAAGACGACAACCGTCTGGACGATGAAGACGCGAACGCCGCTGCCGAGTGCCTCGACTTTTACGACAAGCGCTTGCAACTGGCGCAAGCTATCCGTCATAAAGCCGTGCAAGAAAAGGCGGTCACCATGTATGACGGTGGCGGATTTAGTGAGCGTGACCCGATGCCCGAAGCAGAAAAAGTAATTCCGGCCATCATCGAGCTATTGGAAACATATCTTGCCGTTGACAAAATCAAATTTTCTGACGGCGTAGAGTCTACCACGGCAGGATACGTGGACCGTGTCATCATCGCGCATACCCGGACCTACGCCGAGCTTTTCGACTGGAAATTCGGAATGTGGCCCGTGGAAAAAGCGGAGAACAACCTCCAAGGGATGGCTTACGTGCTCGGCCTTTTTCGAGAATACCCGACGTTGGAGTCGGCTCGATTCTGGTTCAAGCAGCCGAACACCGGAGAAATTTCGCACGTGCTGATCACACGCACCATGGTTGTGGATATCTATCTGCGGATTCAAGCGGTGGTGGCTCGTGCTCGTGTGGCTCGCGGTCTCGTTGCGCAGAATGATTGGTCCATGGCAAACCCGATGGTTCCGGTCTGCAATTTTTGCGACCACATCGGACGCTGCCAGAAGGTTCTCGCTATCGCGCTGAAGGTGGGCAAGAAGTTTTATCCGCTGGAAATCCCAGAGCACATCACGCCTACAATGGTGCAAGACCCGCACAATACCAGCATGGCGATGCGGTTGTCCGCCGTCATGGCAGTATGGGCCAAGTCGTATCGAAGTGCGACTACTGACCGCGTGATTCGTCGAGACGCAGATACGCCGAACGGTTTTGTGCTGACCTCGCGCGCGGATCGTGTCGTGAAAGATGTCGATGCGCTGCGCAAAATCGCATTGAAGTATCTTTCCAAAAAGGAATACGACGCGCTGCTCTCGAAAGAGCCGCCGTTTGGAACGCTGGAGGATGCCATCAAAGACAAGGCACCTCGCGGGCAGAAAACTGCCGTCCTTGAAAAATTTCAAGCCGAGATCATGGAATGTGGAGCGGTCACCAAAGGGGACCCTTACACATTTCTCCGCGCTGTTGCGGACAAAAAGGACTAGGCTTGGATACATAAACACATAAACCTATGAACGTAGAATTCGGCCCGTCATCCGGTTCGGCCCCGGCTCCCGTCTTGGAGAAGAAAGAGACACACGCGACGCCCGTATCTGGCGTCACCGTCGAGTCAACGACCACCGTGGCCGCACCTGTCCCTCAAGTGCCTGCGGTTGCTTCTCCCAGTTTTCTCGCGCCTCGCGGCCTTGTCCTTGGTGACAAGCTGCCCGAGTTTAAGGAAATCATTTTTCCGCGCGTGAACATCTCGCAGAACATCGGTCAGTTGAAGGACACCTTCCAGCCCGGTTCTCTGGTTTATAACCAGAACACCTTGCTGTTCACGCCGCCGATCATCGACAAGACGACTGGCAACGTAACCAAGCAGGGCTTGCCTCCAGTCAGCATGATCGTGCTCGGCTTTCGTCCGACTCGCTTCGTCGAGAAGGTCAAAGGCGGCGCGCGCGGTTTGATCGTGGACACCGAGGAACAGGTCCGCGCGGCTGGCGGCACCACGGATTACAACGAGTGGAAGCTCAAGGAAGCTTCCGGCATTAAGCGCTTCGAGGCGCTCGCCGAAGCCATCGTTGCAATTCGTCGTCCTGACCACTGCAAGGATGACAAGTCCGTGTTCGTCTACGACGTGGACGGGCACCGTTACGCGCTCGGAATCTGGGGTCTCAAGGGCACGGCTTACACCGTGGCCAAGACCGCCTTTTTCACGCCGCGTGCAATGGGCTGCTTGCAAGAAGGCGGCTATCCGTCTTACGTGTTCGCGGTCACCACGAAGTGGAAACCCTTCGATGGCGGCAACGGCGCGTGGATTCCGGTGTGCATTCCGGTCGAACGCACCAGCGAGAAAGCGCTGGACTTCGTTCGCAAGGTCCTCACTGGCCAATAATCATCGGGGTGGACGAAGAAAAAAAAACTTCGTCCACCTCTTGACATCGTTTAAACTATCTGATATAGTGTGCGAGCCTAGTTAATGGCACTATGAAAAACAAACCGAAACATCAAACCCGAGAGGAATGGCTGCTCGCGGCCCTGACTCTCATGCGTCCCTTGTTTGAAAACAAGGGTTATAAAGTCCCGGAAGTCCGGGTGTCGTGTGGCTGGCCCTCTACGGGCGGTCTCAAAGCAAAGAGCAGGACGCTCGGTCAAGCGTGGTGCAAAACTGCGTCGTCCGATAAGGTCGGCCAGATTTTCATCTCGCCTTATCTCGAAAAAACCGTCGATGCTTACGGCGTGTTGCCCGTGCTCGTTCACGAGCAGGTGCATCAGGTCGTTGGCGTGAAAGAAGGCCACAACAAGGTCTTCGGCAAATGCGCTCGCGCGGTGGGCCTCGAAGGCAAGCTCACTTCCACCGTAGCAGGCAAAGAGCTTACGGAACTGTGCAAGGTGTGGGACGAAAAACTCGGACCCTACCCGCATTCGAAGCTGGACGCCAACAAGCGCCCGACGAAGAAGCAGAGCACGCGTCTGATCAAGTGCCAATGCACGGAGTCAGAATATTGCGTCCGCATCACGCGGAAATGGCTGGAAGAATTCGGTGCGCCGATATCTCCAGTGAACAACAAGGTGATGAAATTCGAAATCCCGGACGATCTCGATTTCGACGACGGAGAGGACAACGATGAATAACGGCACTGACACGCTAGACGTGGCGTCGCTTCGTTTCCTGAATCGTTCGGCGCTAAAGCAGCATGCGCTTAATTGCGCGGCCCGCATGCGACCGAAGTTCACCCGAGTCGGACAGGATTTTCTCGACGAGGTGGAAGCGGATGTCGAATCGTTTGTGCGCGGTCTGCGCACCGAATCGATGAAAGATGTCGCGGCTGGACCCGTCCTCGAACCGTCAGAGGATTTTCTCACGGGTGCGCTGATCGAAAAGATCAAGCCCATTCTCAACCGACAAGTGGCCCGGATTATTCAGGCCAAGGTGTGGCGTCAGACTACTGGCGTTACCTTGGGTCGCACCCGGTAAACCATTGCCCTGAGTAGCCTTGCAAGGGTTACATGCAGGCTCGCCACCGGGGTCCCCGGCGTGAAGGGGACCCCGACAAACCAACTATGGACGCAGTATGCATCGACTTCGAGACGTTCTTCTCTCGGAAACTAAAATACACCCTTCGCACATCCATCGCCGAACAATACTGCCGCCACAACCTTTTTGACCCCTATTTAATTTCTGCATGTGATGGAAAAAGCACGTGGGTGGGTTCGCCGAAAGAATTCAATTGGGATGCTTTGGATGGCAGAATCGTCGTGGCGCATAACGCTTACTTCGAGCAGACTGTGATGGAAGAACTAGAGCGCCGAGAGTGGATTCCAAAAACGTTGTGTCGCATTAAAGAGTTTCACTGCACCGCTAATCTCACTGCTTACTTGTGCAATCGTCGCGCACTGGACCAAGCCGTGAAATACCTTTATGGCGAGGACGTTCCCAAAGACGACCGGACTGAGGCGGATAACAAACGCTGGCCCCAAGATTTTTCGCCGGAGCGTCAACTGTCGATGCGCGAATACGCGCGCCGAGACTGCTGGTATGGTAAGCGACTGTTCACAGACTTTTTCGAGAAGTGGCCGCAATTGGAGCGCGAGTTAAGTAGAATCACGATCAACCAAGGTCGTGCTGGATGTCAAATCAACACCCAATTGTTAGATACTTACATCTACCAATCACACGAAATGAAACTCAACACGGAAAAGGTCATTCCATGGATGGCCGATTCCGAAGACGAGGAAGATTCGTGGGAAGATTTTGACGCCAATAAGAAGCCCACCTCCACAAAGTGCATTGCAGAACAGTGCCGTCGCGCGGGCATTCCTTGTTGCCCGGTGAAATCGGACGACGAAGAAGCCTACGAGGAATGGGAAGTAACGTATGGGCCTACGAACCCATGGATTAACGCGGTGTCGTCGTGGCGTTCGATTAATAAACTCTACAAGACGTTCATGAAGGTCAAAGGACGCCTTCGCGCCGATGGCACAATGCCTTTTGCACTTAAATATTTCGGCGCGCACACCGGACGATGGAGCGGAGCCGAGGGTGTGAACATGCAGAACATGCGAAGCCGCCCCGTTTTTTGCAACGAGCACGGTCTGATGGAGTCGGACGTGAAACGCGAAGACACTGCCGTCAACACGCTTGACGAAACCGGGAAGTTCCCTGAGTGGGTTCGCTACGCAATTGATTTTCGACATCTGATCATACCTCGTCCCGGCAAGAAAATGATTGTCTCGGACTTGAGCCAGATCGAACCGCGCGTTCTCGCGTGGGCGTCAGGCAACAAGGAAATGCTAAAACTCATGGCGTCCGGTATGTCACCATACGAAGCGCACGCACGTGCAACGATGGGCTGGACCAAGCCGGGCGAGCTTAAGAAGGCAGGCAAGACGGATGCCGAAGCGGCGCGCGTTTATAAACTCGCCAAGGCGCGTGTGCTGGCCCTTGGATACCAAGCGGGATGGGAAAAGTTCATCGCGATGGCCGCGAAGATGGCGCAATTGGACATCACAGCCGACGACCCGGAATGGATTGAAGACACGCATCCGATCACTGGTGAAGTTCGCCGAGTGAGCGGCTACGGCTCAACCAGCAAACGCATTGTAGCCGAATACCGGGCGCAGAATTCGCTCGTCGCCGGGCGAGATACTGGCATGTGGGACAAGCTGGACCAAGCGTTTAAACGATCTGTCGGTGAGGATTTTTCAATCACGCTCCCGAGTGGACGCGTGATGCGATACGAAAAAGTGCGGTGCGAATCGCGCATCGAACCCGATAAAGAAACCGGGGAGCCGCGTCGTCGGTCGGTCTTCACGGCGGACGTAGGTGGACGACGATTTCAGTTTTACGGTGGTAAGTTCACTGAGAACTACTGCCAAGCAGTCGCGCGAGACGTGCTCGCGTGGCAAATGGTAAACATGGACAAGCGGGGGTGGTGGAACCTGTTCAATGTGCATGATGAAGCGGTCCTTGAAGTGGACCCAGACGTAACCGATGCCGACGTAAATGCGGAGATGTCGCGCACCCCAGAATGGCTTAAGGATTTTCCTGTGGCCTGTGAAACGAAAGAGCTTCCGCACTATCTCAAATAATGTTCTACGCAACAGACAGTCTCGTAACAAAAACGGTAGCACCGTGCGAGCCGTGGGCCTTCGTGCCCACACAGCAAGTGTCGGAACAAATCCGGCATGATAAACAAAGTCGTCAAGACTGGTATCAGAGCATCAGCACCAAATGGAATTTTTACACTGTGTTGGAAGCTTCCAACCCCAACCAACGCATAAGTAAAGAGGATAACCCGCCTCGATTGCAAGGCGGCTTCGCGGGAGACTTCGATGTTCCGATTCCAATGAGTCGAATCACGGAAGTTATCGACATGATGAAAATCAAACCGGCATGGATTGAGATTTCACTAGGCAAAAAGATTCGCTTGGTATGGCTGTTTGACAGTCCGTTGCGCATCGATTCGGTGGACTTCTTTATGTTCTTCGCCAACAAGGCGAAAGACTGGTTGCGGATGGACCTGCTTCCCGGATTTGACGAAGGAGCGTTCACGGACCCCACGCGACTGCTATGCAATGGCGCGGAGTGGATTTCTACCGGCCACGGTCCAATTGACCCCGTTAAGCTCCAAGCGTTCTATGTCGAAGCGGGGCGAGAGTTTCGCTTCAAGTCCAGCGACCCGGCTGAGGTGCCGTTGGACATCGTTGAAAAGAAAATCCGAGAGCTTTACCCGAAATTTGATTGGCCGTCTGAATTTGTTATCGACAGCCAAGGGCCGTCTTTCTGGGTGCCCGGTTCTACGTCCGCGATGTCGGCCATCGTGAAGAAGGAAGGCATGTTCACCTTCTCCGATCACGCGGAGAAGTCGTTTTACTCGTGGGGCGACATCTGCGGCATGGATTTCGTCAAAGGCTACGCTGAAAACGCAATCTCGATGGCCACCAAGGACATATACTACGACAAGAAAAATTACTGGCGCAAGATCGACGGTGAATGGGACAGTATGCCCGCCACCGAAATGCAAATCTATCTGGAAGTGGAGTGCGGCCTCAGCACGAAGCCCGATAAGACTGGACGCGTGCCTCTCAAAGTTGCACTGAGTCATATTCACAATTCTGGACGCATCACGGGTGCCGGTCCGTTTGTGTTTCAACCTCCCGGTCCGATCATTTCGATGGGACGCCGCGTGCTTAACACTTACAGGAACAAAGCGGTTCGTCCGGCTGGCGGCACTCAATATTGGGGACCCCAAGGGAATTTTCCATTCCTCTCCGCACACTTCGATGTGCTTTTCGACCCGGTCATTCAACGAGATTTTTTCGTCGCGTGGGCCAAACATGGATATCGCGCCGCGATTGAACAAATTCCGATGTCGGGTTCGCACGTCTACCTGATGGGCAACGCCAACGTCGGCAAAACGTTTACGGGCCGAGGTGTGATGGGAAAACTTCTTGGTGGCTTCGTGGACGCATCGGGGTTTATGCTGGGCAACACTGGGTTCACTTCGGAATTGCACGAGGTGCCGCTATGGTGCATCGATGACGATACCACGCATGAGAACCCGCAAGCGCACGCGCGGTTTCAGGCGATCTGGAAGAAAGCGGCAGCAAATCAAGAATTCACCTTCAACAAAAAGTTCGAAGTTCCCTTGACAATTGTCCATCCAGTGCGTATTATATGTTCATTGAACATGGACTACGTATCAAGTCGTTCGCTAGGCTCGATGGATGATTCGTCGCAAGACAAAACGAATCTGTTTCGGTGCTCGGCAGAAGGAAAACTCAAATTCCCGCCCCGGTATGAGATGGAAAAAATCGTGGACCGGGAGCTTCCGTATTTTGGACGATGGCTGCTGGACCATGAACCACCGGAGCACGTTATACGCGACGTTCGGTTTGGCTACGAGTCCTATCAAGAAGAAACGCTACTCGACCGCGCGCATCAAGGCAGCAAGAGTGCGCCGTTTAAAGAGTTGCTAATCGAATGCCTGCGCGCGTATTTCAAACGCGAACCCAATGCAACTGTTTGGCGTGGACCCGTGACGATGTTGTTGCGAGAGCTTCACATGAACCCCGGCAACGAGTCCGTGTTGCGCATGCTGCGGCTGGAGCAGACCAACCGATATCTCGAAATGATTCAACGCGAGGGGCTTATCAAATGCTCCGTTGAAACAGGACCGATGAAAGTCCGCATCTGGGTTTTTCATCGATTCGAAGACATGCCAATTTCTCAAATCACACCACCCCCAATGCCTGAACAATCCGACACGTTTAACAAATGAATAATGCTGCTAATCAACCGCACGAAGGCTTACTTCGCGGTTTACCCACTGTAACACTGACCGCCGAGGTTGAACTGGACCTCGCGCGCAAAGGCGACGAAGATTCTCGCAACGATCTGGCACTCCACAACATGCGCGAAGCATTTTTCTATGCCCTCGCGTGCGCGAAGACGCTGCCGCCCGATGAAGTTTACAGCCTGTGCTATAAAGCACTATCGGCGGCTGCACGCAACTTCGAGCCGGGCCGCACGTCGCGATTCTTCGCGTTTGCCAAACCCTACATCCGGGGGGAAATCTATAGAACGTTTAAACGACTTACTCATGTGGTCACCAAAGCCGAGACGATGGAAATCCCGGTGGAAGCCGACGATGAGGACTTGGCGAGCGCCAACTTTGAAGCATTCCAAAAAGCGACCGCTGTCGCGCCCGATTTTGAATCGATACAGGCACGCGACGAGTGGGCGAGTATCAAACCGCTGCTCGCCGAGCTTACGGAGCGAGAGCGAATGGTGCTCCAGCTTTTTTACCAATCCGGTTTTAACTTTAGCCAGATTGGCAAGCTTTTGCACGTCTCCCGAGAAGCTATTAGAGTGACTCATGTCCACGCAATCAAGAAAGTTCGTTGCCAAGTCGCTCGAAAACCGGGACTGTTTAATTAGATGAAAATCTTGGGTCTGGACCTCGCGACGAGCACGGGCTATGCATACAACGATGATCAGAACCAGTTTCACTGTGGTTCGTGGCTGCTGGCTACCGAAGCAGAACTTAAAGCGGCTCGCAAACAACGTCTCAATCGCCGACTAGACCCTCGCGTGGTTCAACTTTTTAAATTGACTCAGGGCCTGCATACATTACATTGCTTCGACGTGATCGTATTTGAAGACGTTGAATTTTCCAGCTACACTTTGCAGTGTCAACTCTGGGCCAGCTTTCGCGCCGCGATCTGGCTCGCTCCCATGGCGCACAAGCAGCCCGTTTTCGAAACCGTCCCCGTGCAGACGCTGAAAAAGTTTGCTACCGGCCACGGTGGAGCAACCAAAAGCATGATGGTCTCCGCGCTTGTCAAACAGGACTCTCGTTTCTCGCGTCACGTGGACCCCGAGATGGCAGTGTTCAACGGATGGCCAGTAAACGACGACGCCGTGGACGCCACGTGGCTCTGGAAATGGGCCAAGCTCCATTTAGGAAGAATGAAAGTATGAACAAAACGATTCCCATACCGAGCCGGGAGCAGGTTACCAATCTGCAAGTCAGCACGATTCTCAGTTCCATTCAGACGCTGATGCCGTTTTTCCATAGTAGTGATTGGAAAGATGGTGGCGTGATGGATGAATCGACTAAGTTTAGCGTGCAGACGACAATGATCAAGCTCTGCAATCGTTTGGATATGGTCATGGATGACAATGACCGCTGGAGCATGAAAAGCACCGGGGAACTGGAAAAACATTTGTCGAATCTTTACTCCGAGCACGCCCGGACGCTCAAACTGCAACAGCAACAGCTTTACTACCTGAACCGGCCCCACGTTCGGCACAGTCCTTCGCTCTACCGTCTGGTAGACGGTTCGTGGCTCGCCATTCTGGGCAACCTCGACGATATCAATAACGCCGTCGTAGGTGTCGGCGGCTCGCCTGCGCAAGCGCTCGAAGCATTCGACGACATGTTCAATGGCAAAATTCCCACCCATCTTCAGCCGTGGATGGAAGTGCGGGAAGAAGCAATTAAAAATAATTTACAACCCCCAACAAAAGAGCAATATGACAAACAAAAGATGGACGACCGAAGAAGTCGCGGAACTGACAAAAATGAAGGCGGCGGGATACAGCCCGGAAACGATAGCGGCGGCTCTAGGCCGGACCAAGAAAGCGGTGGAGATCAAACTGGACCATCTCCCGACCCCAACAGCCCCTACAACTTCGACGGTCCTCCCGGCATCTGAAGTGGAGGACAAATCCCGCGTAGATTACTGGCGCAAACGCGCTGGTGAACTGGAGAAGGCCCTTGCCAAGGCCGAACAGTCTCAGACCGCCGTGGAAGTGTTGTGCGAGCACGTGTTGGAAATGGCTCCCAAGTCATACCAGCCGATGCCCAACGTGGTTCGCGACTGCGCAGTCCGAATCCCGACTTCGTCCCCGCAATCCGCTGTGGCACTTTTTTCGGACACGCACATCGGGGCAATCGTTCACAAAGAACAAACGCTGGGCCTTGGCCATTACAATTTCGAAATTTTTCTTCGGCGTCTAGCGCGCTTCGGTCGTTCGATTCGCAGCATTCTGAAAGACCACACGACGACGCAGATTTCAGAGCTTGTCGTTCCGATTCTCGGCGACATGATCGATGGCGCACTGTCACACAGTGCCGAGTCGGGCCAGCCCAACACCATCTTGGCTCAATTCTATGCTGGCGGGCACGCTATCGCACAATTCTTGCGCGATCTCAGCGATCTGGCACCGATGCGAGTCTACGGCTGCGTCGGCAATCACACTCGCTGGCAGAATCAACATCGCATGCCGTCGAAAAATCGCAACAGCAACATGGACATGCTGCTCTATCTCTACGTGCAAGCCCTGACGCGTGACATTCCCAAAATTCAGTGGAACCTAAACTGGCAACCGTTCGCGGTGTTCGACGTTCAGGGTTACACGATGTATTGCGGCCACGGCGACAACCTCCGAGGCGGCGACAAAGCGCTCGGCATCCCGGCGCACGCCATGGGACGAATGGTCAGCACAACGTCGCAACTATTCACGCGAGAGGACATGCCCGCTCCGCATTACTATTGCGTCGGTCACTTGCATCGACCCATTTCCGTCCCGCATTCGCGTGGCGAGGTGATCGTCAACGGTGCGTTCCCCGGCATCGACGGATTCGCACTCGGTGAGTATTTCAACTCGTCGTATCCGTCGCAAAAATTCTGGCTGATGCATCCGAAGTTTGGCCGCTCGGCCACTTACGATCTGCGGCTCGACATAGGCGACGAAACGCCTCACGGCTACAACCTCCCGGAGGTATTCCCTTGTGCGTAAAGTTCGATTGCGTGAACGAAAACTTGGCCGAGAAGACGCGTGGGGCGTCTCGTGGTTCGAGCACAAATTAGTCGAAATCGATCCGCGACAGAATTCAAAGTCTAGGATGAACACCATCATCCACGAAGCGCTCCATCAGTCTGATGACAAAATGTCAGAAAGAAAAATTCGGCATGCGGCACGAATCATTACCGAATTGCTTTATGGCGACGGCTACCGTCGCATTATGAAGTAGGCGTGGTCTCCACTGACTTCTCGCCGAAGCGTTGAACTGCCTTGGTGCCAGAAATTCCGAGGGTTAAAATTATCACCGACTCCGGCAAGGGCTGAATGGTTCTCGTTCGAATAGAGATGCCCGCCCATACCACAAACAGACCGAGGGTCCACGTTAAAAAAGCAAGCCGCATCGAACTCAAACCGCCCTCGTTGTCCTGCACGAATTCGTTGAGTTTCATTTAAATAGCGGGCTTCATTATATTGTTGAGAATACGACCGGCACCGGGCTGGGGGCCAGAGGTAGGAGCGCCGGGAGAGATGTTTTTCAGACGGGCTGTGGTGAGCTTATTCTGCACGCTGGCAGGCGCGGGAGCCGGGCTGGGTGCTGGAGCAGGGACGTTCGCTGTCTTCGCGCCACCGGGCACCTGAGCGCTAAGGACGGGGTTATTCTCGCCGGACATGGAGACCGCCTGATTAACCTCGTCGAACGCCGGAGCCACCTCCAAAAGACGGCCTTGCTTGTCGGCTTCGATCAAATCCTGACCGGCAATGTGAAGCTGGTTGAAAAGCACCCCCAAATCGCCCGCCATGCTGCGATAGAAACCGATACCGGCCCGCTGAATGGCGTCTTTATTGTCCTCGATGATCTTCGCCTCAGGACGCTGGGAAAATTCTTTGATCGGGGTGGACACGGCAGGGGGCTGGCCCGCAAAAAGCGCTTGCATGGCTGGAATCTGATTCAACTCGTCGGAAATGGCTCCGGCCTTGGGCTTAGGCGATTCTGCGCCCGGTTTGGGAGTCACTTCTGCTTCGACAGGGGCGGATTGCTTGGGTTCGACGACGATTTCAGCCATACTAATTAGTCCCTCAAATTGCGTTTCTTGACAAGGTCATCGGCGTGCTTTTCCTCGGCGTCCAAGCGCTCTCGCACTTCATCCCAAAATTCTTGTTCTTGTGGGACCGTCAGTGCCAGTCTGGCCGCTGCAATTAGCTCTTTTTTGTTCTCAATATTTTTCATTCGTTTGCTCCCGCTAAGGCACGCGCTTTAGCCAGAAACTGCTCTCGGGCCTTTTGGCGTCGTGCATCTTTTTGTGCTTTCGACATAGGTAAATCTCGCTGAACTTGGGGCAAAGTCAAGTTACTTTTTATGCGTTCTCGGACCTCGGGTAGGCGCTTCATCTGCTCACGAAAATCACCCAAATCCAGCCTACTCCATCCATTTTCGGCCCAAAGCTTTTTCTCTGCGAACCACATTGCTGCCTGAAGGGCCGAGGGCTTCATGCCCACCTGCGCGGCGGCGTGGCGAAACGCCTTTTGGGCGAAATCAAAATCCTTGTCCGTCACAGGGGCGATATTCTTGGGCATGATGCGCCAGCGTTCTTGACCTTCGTAGCCAATTCGCCGCATCGTCCGATCTGCCCACAGATCGATTGTTGCTTCATCGCTCGCACCGATCAAGTTCTCGACGAAATTCAAAGTCTTCGGACCGCGCGCCTTGGTCAACCACTGCCGGGCAAAAACTTGGAGCACGGGCAGCGAGTGAATGCCGTAAAGGTTGCCGTTGGTTTGCCGGGGTTTCAGATCGTGCTTCTCAATCCAGTGCGCTAGAAACGAGGCAGGCGTCGGTCTCTTGGGCGGATTGGGAATCCGGCCCGCCTGCCATTCTCTGTTATACCACGGTTTCCATCTGTCGGTCGCAATCATATCGAGACCCTGATTGAATTTCGAAATGACTTTTGCAAACCGTCCGGCTCGAAAACTCTCGATGGCGTCTACGGCGTAGCCGAAATTAGTTTCGACGCTGGTCTGAGGACTCGTAGCCGCGAGAAGTTCCGCCATGAGTTGTGCATCGGTCCCAAATTCTTTCTTAAGCAAGGGCGTAAACTCGCCATACCAGTCAGCCCCCGCTTTGAACACCGGGTCGTTCGAATTTTCTTTTGCCAGTTGCACGAGTCTATCCCCGAACGCTTTGACGGCGGCTTCTTCGGAACCAGCCTTTTTAAAAAGTGGAGAGCCGATAATGTCGGAGGCAATCATCTCGTTTCGGTCGCGAGGAACAATGGCTTCCGGGAAATGGTCCTCTAACGCCTTGGTAGACATTTCTGATAACTCTTTGTTGGTCAAAAATGCTTTGGGCGCTTTCTCGCCAAATAAATCTTCTTTACCTTTGGGCTGAAATTTAACCGCCTCACCGGCAAGCAGCGACGGCAGAGCCGCTTTGATTTGCTCAACTGTATTCAAGACGGTCTCACCTGTGCCCCCCGATTCTACGGTTTCGTTTTTTACCGCATCCCAGATCGACACCTGATTATTGTTACGCGCAAATTGTAGAGTGTTTTCGCGATGCTCTTGCGGCACAACGGCATTGATGTCAATGGATGCTTGGTCACCTTCTCCAAATTTGAAAACACCCGCGACCACATCGTCGCCAAGAAGTTCTTTGTAGGGTGCGATAGCCTCGCGAAAATTCTCTGGTGTCAAATCTTTGATCGGCACGTTCACACTCGCCAGCGTGACGATATCAGATTCACCGGACGGCTTCCACACGTCTCCGGTTTTAGTAAATGTTTGACCCGATGACTCGCCTTCCTGAATTTTTTCCAACTCGATGGTGAGAGGATGATACCGGCGCATCTGTTCAAACATATGACGGCCCGGACGCGCTCGTTGGCGTGCTTGTTCTTCTACGCGACGGCCCGCGTCACCCTCAGGTTGCAATTGCGCTTTGGAAACCGCCTTCTCAAACAGACGTTCAGACGCCTGACCAGTCTCACGCTTCTCACCGATATCACTGAACGGCAGCATGGCGGCTTTTTCTTTGTCGTCCAAAGTAAAAATACTGACTTCGTTGTAGTCGTCGAGCTTCTCCAGTTTGTTGCCGCTCAACAGAGACACCCCGATGCGGTCAATGTTAGACGCGTTGGCGTCGATGAAATTGCGAACCGCCTCGCGCTGCCTCGGCCAGTCTTTAGTCCGGGCTTCAACCATAAGCATTCCGTTGCTGTAATCCCAACTCAAACGCACAAAGCCTTTGTTGATTGCGCCAATACGATTGTCTTGGGTCTCGTCGTCGGGAAGCTTATACTGCTTTCGCACTTCGGGATTCTCGTTGAGGTATTCGTGGTGCCACTGGCCCCCAATATTCACGACTTTGCCGTTCGGCAACACCCACGCTTTACTGAAGCCAGCCTTCGCTGGTTTCATCTTCAGTTCTTTTTTGGGTTGTGGCTGCATCTGGACCAAAGTGTCCCCTATTTCGGCCCCAGTGTCAACGGTATCTTTCATTGACCCCGTGTTCGTGGCGGCTTCGTATGCCTCTCGAAAAAATTGAATTTTGGACCCAAAGGAAGCGGCGGCTTCCATCTTTTTAACATCCTTGCTGGCGATGGCGTCCCGCATTACCGTCTTGCCTTGTTCCTTCAACGCTTCGTGAATCATTAACAGAGAATCCGGGTTATCGCTACGCAGACCAAGCTGTCGCGCGGCCTCTGTGAAGCCACCGGTCTTTGCCATAGACTGTGCCCACGTCGAGAATTCTTCGTCGCTTAACGCCAGCACTTCCTCGGCGCTCTTGGGCTGAAACCTTGCGTTCAGTTTGGGACCCATAAGCTGGCTGGTTTCAAGGCCGGGCCGATTCTGTTCATCCATCGCACCGGGCTTCGATTCCTGAGAAATTTGCTGCATCTCTTTCGCGCGCTCGAACGCTTCCTCGCGCGTCAAAAATTCACCGGGCGTGTTCGTAGTGAACCCATCGGCGAACGGACCCTTAGCGCCAACCGCACGCGCTTTTTCTTCTGCGGCACCATGCCAAAAGCCTTCCCAGACTTTGCCACGCTCATCTTTGATTGCTGCGGACTTGACGGCGCGCTCGCTTGATGACGGTTGAAAACCTGCTGAGAGAGTGAGGACGTTGCCGCGAAACTCGGGCAACTCACCAGCGACTTGAACGTCCTTAATATTTTCCAAATTCAAGCGCTGCTGAGCTTCGATAAACTCCGGCATCGCGACGCCTTTGGCTTGTGCAGCCGTTTCGATCTGCTGGCGAAGCGGATTCACTTCTTTAATCGGCTGACCAGCGATGCCTTGGCGTTCGGCCTCCGCTCCAGTAAATTCCCCGCGAGGAATTACCGGGATTTCGGTCCGGCCCGGTTGCGTCGCTTCGCTAACCGCTTGACCTGCGAGGTTGAGTGGGAGCTTGCCCTTCTGCACACGCGGCGTGTCGGGAAGTTTGATGCCGAAAAGCATGCTGATGAAATCGGCTTTAAGTTGTGGAAGCGCTGTGGCCTGCCCACGCACTGGGGGCGCATAGAATCCTCGCTCGGCGATCTGGCGAGGCACAACCAGCGACTCACCGGCACCTGTGCGACCGCCCATTTGATTCTGAACGAAAGTCTGAACGTCTTTAAAAAGTTCCTGCCAGCCCTCGGGTGTGAACGTGCCTTCCTTAACCGGATACGGCGACGCGTCGGCGACGCCAAGCTCTTGAAGCTTCGCGGCCAGTTTGTGCGCGTTGGATGCAAACACTTCGGGTGCCCATCCCAAGATTTGATATTTGCCGCTCTTGAGCTTCAACACTCGGTCGGGGAAAAAATTCTTCTCCCACAACGCGCGAGCCTCGGGCGGCATGGTTCGAAACGCTTCGATAATGGCCCGGCGTGCTTCGCGGTTGGACGTAATCGCACCGGCTGGCTCGTCTGGCGCAGACAAATAATTGACCTTCAGTCCCGCTTGCTGCGCGATAGCTTCCGCGACCGAACCAAGGATTTCGCGAGGTGATTGCGTGCCTGCTGTAATAGGAGTTGTAGGCGCATCCTCGGCGGCGGCTCGGGCTTCGTCGGCGGGAGATACTTTCTCAGGTTCTGTGGGCGTAGGCAAGGGTTCATCTGGTGTAACAGTTACAGGCGGTTTGATTTCACCCGGCCTAGCGGTAGGACGAGGTTCAACAAGTGACGGAGCTTCTCGCACTGCCTCAGTAACACGAAATCGGGGAGCCACTTCGCCAATCTGCGAAAGACGTTCCGGTGACAGAGGTTCGCCACCAAGGGTGCTGACGAGTTGCGCAACGATGCGCGCCAGCCTGCCGGTTAGCCCGGACACATTCTGTAGGCTCGCACCCCCGTGCTTAAACACCATGTCGAAATTTTCTGCGGCCAGTTCACGCGCGAGGTATGAGTCCGCGATGGCGGTAGCTTCTTGCGGCGAAAGCAAATCGCGCCATACACGTTGAGCGATATCATTTGGCTGGACATTTGGATTGGCCTGCACCGCTTTGTCCATCACGTCGCCTAAAATCGCTTTGACCCGGTCTTGCACAAACCCGGACGGAGGTTCCGTGCCCGTGGCCGCACGGTATTCGTTGCCAACTTCCATGGCGATTTTTTCTTTAGCGTAATCCAACCCAGTGCCGGTGCTGTCCAAGATAACTTCGCGCCAGTCACCTTCGCCGATACGCGACGCATAACGCTGGCCCTCTTGCTCCCATCTAGGACCGTATTCTTCGCGAACGATCTGATCGATAGCTTGATTCGCCGTTTCTCCCAGCACGTCTTGAATCGCATGAAACGATTCGTGCGGAGCGGCGTCAACGTTGCGCGCAATGATTACATTGCGCGGTTGACCGCTTGCGTCCGGTAAAGCCGTCACAAAGAACCCTTCGGTCTGGGAAAACTGACGGGCCTGATCGGGCGAAAGTCCGGCGTTTAAAAGATTCCGTTCGAGCGTAGGAGCGTCCTTGGCCAAAAACACATCTGTGTCGGTATGAGACCCTTTGAGAAATTGACGGATTGCGTTTAAACGAGTTTGAACTGCGGGCGGTGCGTTCTGAATTGCATCCGCATGCATCGCGTCTAAACTTGGGAGCTTTCCCGACGACGGCGTTACAACATCACTGCCCCATGCGCGAGGACCCACGATCTGACCGCTGATAATTCGAGCGCCAGCCCGTTTGCCAGCACCTAGACCGCCGAAAAATGCACCGATGCCTACCGATTCAGTGTCGCGAGGTGCTTCGGACGTGAGTGCAGCCGTCCCGATGTCGAACGCGAGACCTTTACCGATCTCCGCAGCCGCCATAGGCGTAGCACCGATCACATCCTTTGCCAATTGCCGCGTGCCTGTGGTTACGGGAGCCGCGCCAGCGATTTCCTTACCCGCCTCCGCAATTGCTTTGCCGCCTTTCGAAATTTTGCCGCCGATTTTGGAAACGATCTCGCCTCCCTTGAGTCCGGCCAGTGCGCCGATGGGTCCAGCCTCAATCGCGCCCTTCACCATGCCCGCAGCAGGCGCAACGATCTTCACTGCCTTGCCGCCAAGGTCTGTGAGCTTGCCTGCGGCCTGAATCGCGCGACCGCCAGTGACTTCTGCCACATCGCCAGCCTTCTGTATGACTTTTTCAGCCGCCGCGCCGACTTTAGCAGGCACTAGCTTACCCACACCCTGAAAAGCTTTGCCAAAAGTGTAAAATGAGAGAGGGTCACCTGCCGCAAGCTGTGCGGTTTCCTCTGGACGAATCGGTTTGCCCGCAGCTTCCAATTCTTTGCGAACTTCACCACCTGCCGCTTCGAGCAACGCGCCTTTACCTTTCAGAATTTCTTCTTCGGTCTCGCCGGAGCCAACGTCGCTCCACAAATCGCTCAATTTTTCTTCCGGCGTCTGCTCAGCGAACGCGCGACGAACTTTTCCAATCGCTTTTTCGCCCATGCGAGCGACGCCGAACGTCGCGGCTTCCGTTCCCGCTAAATTTTCCATGATTCGACGCTGACCTTCCTGCGCCAATTCGGTCTGAAAGCCCGGACCTTGGCCGGTAAGCTCTCCCGCCATGCCGATGAACGGCATTGCGAACGCATTCGCGTAATTCCACGCTTGTTTGCCGAACCCTTTGGCAATGTCGAACACGGTGCGAGCCACTTTGCCCGGACCGGGGATGTCCGAAAGCTCAAAACCACGATCTTTGATGCGGCTGTGAACGTCGGCGATCTTTTGCACCGTCGCTTGGTCCTGCCACAGGTCTTTGTTGCGACGAAACTCGCTCACCAAGTCGAAATTATCCTTGTCCTTAATCGCGAGATCGAAAAGTTCGTCAGCAGAAAAATCTCGAATGGGATTTAACGCGGCTGGAGCGCCTTGCTGCGCAGCATTTTCATACTCCGCGATTTCCTCGGGAGTCAACTGAATCGGGTTCGCCATAAAAATTAGGGAACGTCGTAATATTGACCATCGGGACCGCGCTGGACGCGACGACCGGTGGAAAGTGTAATCACGGGACCCGCTGCTCCCTGTGTGGGGGCCGCACTGGCACCAGCCGGAGTAACGGGACCAGAAACTTGCTCACGCAAACTCTCATACTGTTGCGGCGTCATGCGGCCACTGATGACCTGCTCCATAGCGGTCTCAACTGCTTGACGTGCTTTGGCCTTATTGACTTGCACGGACTTATCGTCACCGACCACCGGGAAGAAAGTGCGATCATACCACGCTTGCTCTTTCGGAGAAATCGCGGCACCGGACTCCAAACGCAACAAACCTTGCATCCATGACGCTGCCGAGGTAACATAGTTTCGTTCCTCCGCAGTCATGCCGGTAAGACTCGCAGCGATCTGTCCCGTAGTGCCAGCTTTGTAAGCAGCCATGCGGGCCTGAGATGGAATCGTAGTGGGGTCAAAGCTTGGATTCTGTTCCAAGCTGTTCAAAACTTTGTTCGAAGCAGCCGCACGATTCAACGCGATCAACGCGCGACCCTGCACTTCAGTGTAAGGCTTGCTCGGCGCTTCTTTCTTGCTCGTCACCATGCCCAATGGACCGAATGCTTGACCGGGCGTAGCCTCAGCAGGCGCGGACGGCATCTCGATCATCGGTTTAGCTGCCGATTTCGGTTTCACAACGTCAGGCAAAAACTGGCTCAACTGCGCATCGCGAGAAACAGCTTCCGCTTGCGAGACCGGACCTTTCGGGAACACCGGAATTTCTGCCGGTTGTGCTGGCACAGCCGGAGTTACGGGTGCAGCAGGCGCAGGAGTCGCCGCAGGTTGCACTTGACCAGCTTCACCGAAAACATTTGGAGCCTTTGGCTGACCGAGAGCGTCGAACATGGCGGGCGTCATCGTGGCAACCGTCGCCTTATACTGCTGGAGCTTCTTAAATGTCTCAGCCGGAACTTGCTGGCCACGAAAAGTGATGAACGGTGTCTGACTGGGACCCTTCACAGTGGCACCGGATGCGTCCACGACTTCGATCTCAGGATTTTCAACCTTCGATTCTTTGTCGAACGATTCGGCTTTCGATTTTTCCGACATGAAATTCAGCAGGACGCCGAATCGGCGAGTGATCTCGGCTTGATCAGCTTGTGTTAATCCCTTAGAGGGGTCAACGACGACGGGCCAACCGGCCTTGGTGAGAGCGTTTTGCATTTCCAGCACGCCCGAACCCTTCATCTGCGCGTCCAGAATCGCGGCTTTCAGTTCAGCTTCCTTCGCGGTCTGAGCCGTAGGAGCAATGGCCGCACGAGACGACGCTTCCGCGCCCTTCGCTTTCCGTTCTGCACTGCGCGCAGCGATAGCTTCGGGGCCTTGTTCCTCTTTCGCGAGCAGTTCTTCCAGTTTAGTCTTCTCCCGAGCGGCACCCGCGCCAGAAACGCGCGCGGAAATATCTTCGGCAGTGATGAAGCCCTTTCGGACGGCATCCGATAGCGCGTCTACCGCACTCGGCGTCACCACTTCGCTGGCACGCGCTACGATAGACGACGGGTCGATACGACCCAATGGAGTTTGGGGAGCAGATTCGAGACCCATAAATTAAATTGCCCAACCACCGGGCATTGCTGGACCAGTCCAACCGCTTCGACGCGGAACCGAATAGCTGGACGCTGGCATGTTTAACCAATTCAGTTCACCTTCATCACGTAAAACTTTTGCGCGGTCCGAGTATTTTTGCATCAGAATGTTTCCAACGCTTCCGGTCGTATATTTCGCCGCATCTTTCATCTGGCTACGAAGGTATCCCATAGCCGCTTGACTGGCTTCTCGTTGACGGGCCGCTTCATTTCCCCGCGCGACTTGCATGGCTTGCTGTTGAGCGAGCACGGTCTGAGCTTTAGTCAAATCCGGGTCTTGCTGCGGACGCACCGCACTCAAAATCTGTTCCAACAGTGTAGCCACGTCAGTTTGACCGGGCAAATTTTGATTCGCACCACCTTGGAGAAAAGGTGGAAGCGCCGCACTTGCATTAGTCGCAGCAGGAACCACCGAGGTGGCAGAATTTGCACCGCTCGTTGCGCCGGGAATTATCACCGTGCCCGTTCCGGCTGCGGCGGAAGCGCCGGGACCAGTAGCCCCCGGAGTGACAACCGAAGACGGTGCAGGCGCGGGTTCATTAAAAGCGCGACGAGTCACGCCTCCAGACAAACGAAGCTTCTGCTCGGGTGTCAGCACTTGACCGGGCTTGACCTGTGGATTGACCACCTGATTGATTAATGAGCTAGGCCACAAACTGGCCGCTGTCCAACCTGCCATAATTTATAATCGGTATGCCGTCCCAGCGTTGCCTTGAAAGGCCGTCGCCTGTTGACCGCCCGGACCTATAACCGGTTTGTTTAAAATTGCATTCAAAATATTCCCAGCCGCCGATCCAGCCGCCCCCAATGTGCTACCCAAAATTTGCGCCTGTCCCATACCCCCACGAGCCGCTACATCCGCCGCGCTCTGAGCTAACTGATTGGACGCGCCCACGCGCGCGAGCCAAATGTTCGCGATGTCAGTTCCACCTAGACCCGCCTCGGGAACCATTTGATTCGATTGCTGCAAAACACTTTGAGTCGCTTGAAGCTTGCCCAAACTTTTCGCAGCGAGATTCGGAAAAAGTGATCCAAGGATACTCTGACGACGAACGTCCATCTCCTGTGCGGCGGTAGCGAGTTGTGTCGCACGCGCCTGACGATCAGCTTTAAGTTGCAACGCTGCGGTGCCGATCAACTCGCGCAAAATGTTCCCTCCCAATCCCCTCCCACTAGCCTTCCCTGTCGCCGAACCGCCTTGTTCCAAACCGGCCTGAACCAATTCCGCTTGAACATCCGGGGGCAATGTCGCTCCGGCGTTAAGCTCGTTCATCGCTTCGCCAATCAGCTTGGTCTTAACATCCTCCAGACCTTGGGTGCCGCGAATCGCTTCCTCAGCCGCGACACTGGCCACGCGATCTGCCTCATCACCCTGCAATCCAGCAAGTCGATCAGAAATCAGTCGTTCGGCCTGATACCGTTGCTTCAGCAACTCAGGGTCTACGATGCCTTGAAGACGCAACCGCTCCTGCGCGCGCTGAACATCCGCTTGCCGAGCTTTATTGCCGATTTTGGTGGGGTCAAGCTGTTTAAATACCCACTCCCGTTGTTTTTCAAGCGCCTCAATCTGCGCCTCTGTCGCGTCCTTGATGGCATCGGCCTGCATCATGCCGCCGACGATGCCGCCTACCGCGCCGAAAAGTGAGTCCCACATATGTAAACAGTGCCTTTTTTATTACTCTTTGACAAGCGTCCACAGGGCCACTGTAGCGGGAAAGTTGACATTCACGCCACCGGGGTCTGAGTCGATTAAAGTGGTTTCACCGTAGGTTTCGAACGCTGCGCGCTCGGCCACACCTGCCGACACCGTGAGCACGGTTTCGGGAGAGCCGCCTGCATCCTTCGTCGCACCGGAAATCCATCGGCCACGTAGATTTTGGTTCGACGCGCCGAACAACACCCAGCCCGGATTCGCAGTGAGCGCATCCGTCAACGTGTTGAACGAAACATGCTTGATGTCGCCGGGCACGCCAGAAACGGTGCGCCACAAATTACGCTCCCACCAAATCAAGCAGGCGATGGTCGTGTCGTAAAACTGTTGAAAGTCCACCGGGTTCGTAGGACGAACGGAAGTGGGACCAGACAAAGTAATACCCGTAAACGGAATCCATCCCGCTCCGTTGTTAACATACCAACCAATCGGACTGCCGATGCTCGGATCGGACTCTGTCGCGTCTTTGGTGGTGCGCAACCACACCGGAGGGTCGGCGGTTAACGGCGTGCTGGACCCGGTCTGAAACCACAACGTCTCCGAATCGGAAATATCCAACGGCACATAGCGCTTCAAGTCTTCGTCGAAAACATACCATTTGTTTCCGTCTTTCAACCACGGACCTACATTAGATGTCGGCTCATTGTCACCGATGAAAATAAAGTTCACGGCGGTCGGTGAGACGATTTTCATCCGACGAACCATTTCGTTCGCCAACTGTTGTGGCGAGACGTGCAGATCACCGGGCAACTGCCCCATAGTGATGATCAAATTTGTATCATTCATATTAGTATGCCTCTATTCTCATGCACTCGGGACCGGGGCAACATCCCGCAATGCGTTGGTAAATTCCTACTGGGCCTTCGCCCTTGTTTTTTACACCCGTCCAAATGTCTTGGCCGAGATAACTGAAAATGTGAATCGCCCAACCGCAGCCGGTCGAATTGAACGAGCCTGATGTTCGCAAACTGGCACCGATACAAAACCCATGCAGCAAATGCGCCGGGGGCCACGGACAGCCACCGCATGGTGACGCCGGTTCGAATTCCTGTTCGATAAAATATCCGTCGTCCACTTTGACCGGAAATGTTCCGGCCCACGGAATTGGGTCCACACAATTTGTGTCAGGATAACTTTCACAATTGACGCAAGTCGTCCACGACAGCCCGCAAAGGCTGATGTCGAACAGACCTTCACTGTAATCGACGATGCGATACCGATCTCCCGTAGGACCATAGGCGCACGTTGTGTCATCGCCCGTTTCCTCGCAAGGACCAGACGGAGGATCGGGAGGTTCGCCGCCACCTCCGCACTGTAGGTAAAGCGAAAATTTTAACTTGTTATTTCCTTGCGGATTGACCCCGATTTTACCACCCGTGTGGACGAACTGAAAATCGTAGGGCGGGGGCGTAGCCGCAAACATATCCTCTACCGTTGCGTAACACGTGAAGTCGGTGTTATACGGATTCAACGCCGAATTTGTCCCATCGTTCCATTCCGCCGTGTAGTCTTCGGGAAACTGCACCGCAAGACATGGAGACTCGCCAGAAAAATTGCTGTCCAATTCTACAACGATTTTATACGTGCCGGGTGCAAAGTTTGTGTTAGTCCCAAACCATGTCGTGACCTGATTCGGAGTAATCTTAGTGCTGAACAAAGACCATCCGCCTATACACGGACCGAAATTCCCACCGAGTGGCGGTGCGGGAGGCTCAGGAGACTCAGGCGTTCCAGTTCCATTAGGCGGACTCGGCGGACCTTCGCCTTCGGGAGTAACCGGGGTCACTACGTAATCGCCGGGCGGCACCACGATGGGTCCATTCGTAACGCACTCGTAAAGTAACACAAGCTGTCCGTTAACCACCTGATAGATGTTGTAGCAAATCGCACCCGGAAACGTTTCCCAATCGATGAAAAAAGGACCCGGAAACGTTCCGAAAATCCTTGGCTTACCCATGGGCGTCAGCTTTGTGAACAACGCGGGCAAGAAAATAGAAAGCAGTGCGATGCCCGTCGAAGCGATGGGCGGTTCGCAAGCTGCTGGCGACACATAATTAATGATTGGCCGTCGCGCGTATAAAACTTCAACGATTGAATTCATGCTTTATCCGAGACTGAAAATTCTAGGCAACAAGGATGACAGTTCCACCTCGGCGCGCTTGGTAGCGATTCGAGTGGCCACTCGGTCAGCCGCTGACTGTGACACGACGCTCTCCGCGTCGCCAACCCCCACGGTCGTGATTCCATCCTGAGTCAACGACACCGTCTTGTTCGCAAAAAATTGTCGGAAGGCGAGATTGGCCGTCTCAGCAGCCAACTCGGCTCGGTCTTCCGATTGAACGCCGACTCCATCGAATCGAATCGCGTTAAATTTGGTTTCGTCCACGCACGCTTCATTCGTCCCGTTTGGCGGAACCGGTTCGTGCGTGCTGTAAGCTCGAATCCATCGAACTGCGGCGGGACCGTGACCGACAATCAGTAACTGAAAGCTATCATCGATGTCTTCGTTGCTTTCGGACTCGATTGGGCACGACCCGGTTTCGTCCGTCTTCTGCGCCGCTTCCTCTGTGCGCTCCACGCGAGATTGAGGTTTAAACGAGAACAATTGCGTGGTTGCAGTGATAGGGACTTCGGTCATTAAATTACCGCGCTCCACTGAAATCGTTTTTGCGAGCACGTTCTTGTATGAACCTCGCAGTCCACCCGCATAGAATACTCCAAAGTCGAGAGCTTCTTCTATACCAACCAAACCAATTTCCGCCCACCCAAATTTACAAAGCTCGCCAGCCGGTTTTCTTTCGGACGATTGCCCGAAATAACCGCGAGTTTCAATCGACCACGTGATCGGACAATCGCTGTCCAACCGCTGCGAGATAAACGCTTCCCACAAACGATTGGAGCCGTCGTTATCCACTGACACGTGAAAAATTCTTTCCTGACCGGCCACGGTGCCGGACAACCATTCCACGGGACGGGTTCCCATCCAATAGCTGGCCCACGACGCGCCGGAGTCATCGTTGATCGTCTCAATGCTGGCATCATTCAACACCCACGTATGCTTGTTGTAGTTGTCCTCGGCTGGGACACTCATCAGCAGATACGAACCGTAAGCCGCACCTGCCGCCAACGACAGATCGTCACTCAACTTCGACTTGCTGAACATCATTTCGTTGTCGCGAATGGGTAAGCGAGATGACACCTGACTCGCGCGCGCATTGTCAAACATGACGATTCCAGACGCGCTGAACCACGATAGCCGACCAAAGCTAGAAACAACTGACCGCTGTGAAGTGCAACCGACTTTAAACACTTCAGATTGCATATTAACGGTCGTCGGCCACGAACTGCGATCACGAATGTAAGCCTGAATCAACTCTGCGTTATTGTTGGTAAACACAATCAACTGTGGGTTTACCGTTCCGGGTGTCTTCACCATGGCGGTTACTTCTCCATCGAACGAAAACGAATCCGTGCCGCCGAGATAAATGCTTTCACGGAAGCTGAACGGATTGGAAATATCCGACGCGCGCACTGAATTTTTAAACGCAACCCACAGGCGGTCACCTACCCACACCATTGGTCCTCCAATCGGCGTTTCAAAAGGCTGATTACGGATATGGTCCGAGTTGGACCCATCGTAAAATGCCGGAGCCGTCAATCCGCCGTCTTGAATGATCAAAACGTTGCGAGGGTCAATAGTCTCGATGGCCGAACCTTGATCCGCTGTTTTCCGTTGCGCGGATTGCACCGTTTGGCACCAGAACACTTGCTTCGCAAACGGCGACATCAAAATATTAGGAATCTGTTTAAACGTCAAGAAGGGCCACGTCGCAGTGTAAAGAACTCCGTCCACGCACACGATAATTTCTTCGATGCCAGATCGAGGACGAAAAAGAAATGCACCCTGAAGCTTACCGACTGGAAGGGTCGCTACGCAGCGATACCCCGGACGACACGACAACATGCCGCCGATGTTGAGGATATTCATGCCGCTCCAGTAGTAACCGAGCGGCAGTTGCGCGGGGTCCGAGTCGGACTTCATCCCTCGGAAAAACGTCCCGTCGAAATCGTAGAGTGGAGTAGCCATTATACAATGTCGTAATCCCTGCGGTCCGTGAGCGAACCTTCGCCATCAAGGACCTGAATCGGACTCACCGTAGTGGTCGGTTCGGCCTTCTGCTGGGCTTCGATCTCCAACCGCGTGGCGTTCAACTCGAACTGTTGCGCGTTGCCTAAATCATTAGAGGAATAAAATTTGCGCGCCTGCACACCGAGCAGAAACGCCATGCGACTGCGCATCGGCACATGATCAAACCTACTTTGAAAGACCGGATTGTGTCGCATATAAGCTACACGCACCCACGTCGCCGGGCGGTTGATTTTGATGCGCCGGAACTGTGGAATGGTCTCGTCCGGCTCGTAAATTCCCAGCAGAACATTGTCCTGCGTCGCCAGCTTGATGGACCCCGCTGTCATCTCTTTGAAAATTCCGGTAATGCGCGCCACGGTCGGAGCAATGGTGTCCGGGACCGCGACGCCGTAGATTGTCGGCACCTGATAACCGTCCATCCATACGCCATCCACTTGACGACGCAGCTTTTGCCCTTCGGAATCATATCCGAAAATTATTAATTGCTTACCGTTATCGTCGGGCATCTGTAACTGAGCCACGAGCTTTTTGGGTTCGACGATGTCGCGGTAGGTGTAATGCCACGCACCCTGATCTTGCCACGACCAGTCGCATCGTTCACGACAGTCGCCCA